CGTAGATCCAAGTTCGATGCCGCCAAGTTAAACTTCAACTTCCTCAAGTAACCAATCAACACAAGCAACAATCTGTTTCTCTCTCCTACACTCGGATTCTTCTGAGTGTAGTCAGCTCGCATCAACTCTTCACCCTCGTCAGCTAAACTCCCAGCTTCCTCAAGCGTAGAGTCCAAGAACTTCGTTACCTTCATTGTATAGTCCGCTAACTTACCTTCTGAGCCTGGAAGCAAGTCAGAAGCAATGTTTTCAACAAGCTGTCGCTTCACTGATTCACGCACAAAAGACTTTAACTGCGATAACTTAATCTGATGTTTCATGGTAGTAAATAGTCCAATTCTTGCATTAAGCGCGTTGCTTGTTTCCGTAATATTGATCAAACACAGATTGCGTTAATCCAAAGTCAATCAACACTGGCAACTTCTGTCCATCTCTCTCTACCCAACCCCAAGACGACGGTCTAGCTAGATCACCGGTCGGCATGTCATAGTTGCCAACCAAATCCATAACTTCGTTGAAAAACTCAGATTCAAAAACTTTCTGGAAGTATGCTTTGTTTGTTTCGCTCATTCCGCGACCCTTGTGCTCTTGTGCTTTATAGTACAACGCATACCCAAAGTCCTTGAAGGTATACCCAGTATAAGCTTTGAATATCGTAGCAAAGTTTTTCTTTACCGCAGACTCCATCTCAAGCCAACCACCCTCTGGGTCCGAATCAAATACCCTCGCCGTAACAGAACTACCATTGCCAATATCAATCTCTGTGTCGTTCTGCGCTATTCCCTTTGCATTCTTCGCTACCTTGATAACCGTACCTGAGTTAACTCTAAACACAACACGAGAAGAGCCTGTACCAAGTTTCTCTAGCTTTGAATTCACATAAGAAAGTTTTTGTTTGATCCCCGGAAGCGCTTTAAACTCTTCTACAGAGAATCCCTCTGGGTAGTCCGTTTCTTCAAGATATGTCGATTCATACACAGACCTAACAACAGCCTCATGAAGCTTCCTTGGATTAGCTTTACTTCTTACCCAAGCATCAATAGCACTCTTGAAATAACTCTTCACTCTCTTCAACTGGTCTGGTCTTGCTATCCTCACAAGCACCTGCTCAACACCATAGCTATCAAGCTTGCTCAAGGGATTCATCTCAGCAAAGTTAAAGCGAAAGTAACTGTCAAGCTGATTAACCAACGCACGAGGCTTGTGTCCAGCTGACATAGCATAGAGAATAATACTAGCCATCTTCTCTAACCTAGCAACAACATCCCTGTTCGCTACCTTGATGAAGTTGTTAGACTTGTTGATTGATTTGTTGGACCTTGGCATGAAACTAAATAGATTAAGAAATCAATACTACGGCTTGCGTTTTGCATGAATCTCTTTGTGACAGTCCTCGCAAAGAACTATACCAGAAACATTGTTCTGAATATGATAGTCAGTTATAGCTTCGCATATTTCAAACTTAAGCTTAACCAGTTCGGTATCCTCTGGATTTAGATGTTTTGTTAAGGCAGACTCCCAGTTAAACTGATCAGCAAACTTTCTACATATACTGGAAAACGTTTCTTTGTCGTGATGTACTTCTAGGTTACGAAGTGATGCACAATTTTGGCACTTAAATCCAGAAGAAACTAACTTTGGTCTTTTCCACTCTTTGTAAAGTCTTGAAAAAGTTCGCGATGATCCAACTAAAGAAGATATTCCACCAGCCCACTGGGAATATCTTCTTTCTTAAGAGGAACAAATACTCCAGTCTTCCAGTTTTGGATCATACGCTCAGAACGCTTACGAACCTCTTCTGGATTTGCTTTGATCCTCTCAGACATTTGTAGTAATCTACTGTCTGTATCTTTTGTCAATCCAGTGTTCCAGTGCTCTCCTGTTTCATTAGAAGTAAATGGTTTCCATGTTCCATCCTCTAACATATCTCGACGTGTTTCGAGAGACTTCTCTTTAGCTTTTGCGTTGTTGCCCCAGTTGTTCTTTCCAGGTACTTTTGCAGCATGACCCCACACATACTCAGAAAATCCTCTGGTGGTGTCAAGAAACTTCACAACTCCACCACAACCACACTTACAGGTTGGCTCTGCTCCATTACAGTACAGCGCAATATATAAGTCCTTTGCAGTTTTCTTGTGTGACTTACGAAAGTGCAGAGAGAGGGAGATTAGTTTGTCGTATTCATTCGGACATGTTGGGCATGTAAACATCGATCAGATCCTTTTGTGTTGTTGTAACACTATAGATCCTACTATATACTTTGTTAATTGTGTACTTAATTAATCAGATGTAAAATACCTGATAGAAAAGACGAACTAGTATTTGGATTAATTAATTGAATTGTATATACAGGCGGAAAACCAACCATACCACGTCAAATACAGCATTTAGAACTGTTGAACCATGTTGTCGAAGCGAATTGTCATTGATATCTCAGCTGAATCTGAGCCTTCATAGCTAAGGTCACCAAAGTTAGCTTCTGTAACGAAAGCTCCTTTGATATCCCACAGCTGCACAACCGTACCTACGGGATCAAGCATCTTGATCTGAATGTCTCTTTTGTAGAAGTCTGCGTAACCGGATCTTCCAGATATCGACTCAAAACACAATCTAACCCACTCCATCACTTGCTGCGCTCCAGAAGGTGCAATGGCATCATGAAGTGTTACGGCAAGCGTACCAAAGGTAGTTTTACCTGCTATGTATCTCGTGCTATTTATCCATGGAATAGCAACTTCTTCTGTAGTAACCGTAGGGCGAGCCGCAGTCTTAATAAGAAACGAATCTATCCCTTCAATCGCTAGCAAAAACTGACGCTTGGCTAGTGGCTGGAACTTAGTTGGTAGCATTTCTGTTACATCAAGTGTTGTTACCATTGGCTATTTTCTTCCTCTTGTTTGGATTGTTTTGGGTTGATTGGGTAGACTTTCGTTTTCTTTCCAATTCCCTAAACTCTAAATAATACGCAGCCAATGTTTCACCATTGTTATTTTGGTCAGACCATAGAAATCCACCAGCCATGCTGCATTTTCTTTTAAGGAAAGAAGCTATGCTACATGAAGCTATTTTAGTTTCTCGTGTAGCGGCTTTGATGGCTGGGAATTCTGCTATTAGCATTCCATCAAGCGAGTACTGATAAACTTTCTTACCCTTCGACTCTTGTTTCTCTTTTCTAATAGCAGCAACATGCTCCGGTGACTTTTTCTTACCAAGGCTGGCTGTGGACATTTTTTTCTTGGTTTCTTCCGTGTGTTTCATTCCAAGATGGTTGCCTGCCGTTGGACAGATGTTGTAACACCGATCTTGGTTGTCGTAGAACTGATCGATCCACTTCTGCTCTGCTTGGACCAACTGAGTAATGTCTGATACTATCTCTAGGATAGAGAACTCAAGTTCGGTACCTGGTAAGTTAAAGTCGCTCTGCAAGAATCTGTTTGCGTGTCTGTTTTCTTTCAGTCGTTTTCTGTGCTCGATAAAACGTCGTGCTAAGTTAACAGCACTTCCCACATAGATGCGAGACTTAACTTCGTTGGTGATCGTGTAGATGCCGGACTGCCTAGAGAGAGGAGTACTGATAGGACTTAGAGTAATTGCCATGAGTTATTATACGAAACTTAATAAAACATCAGAACGACGTTTTATTTCAAATTAATTCAAGCACCAAGCCAAGAAAACTGAATTATCGAATTACTTATAGTAGATTCTCTCTGTTTTTGGTCGAGTATGTGTGAATATTGGGCTGACGAGCTGACACAGGCAACGTTAAACCCCACCACCCAAGTTCACCTCTCTCTCTACTCGCCAATTCCCTCCTACGCTTCACTACACCAAACTACCAATTCTTAAAAACTCAAAAACCAAGGTGCCGAAAAGTACTTGTCACTAGTTCTTTTTGGTTTTCGGTTGGTGCTGCAAGCTCAGATAGGCATGTGATATTTCTGAGAACCACTTGGTTCTGGTAGAAAGCTTTCTGCTAAGAGAAATGGGTTTAGAGCACAAGAGTTCTTTTCTGAGAGCTGTCTGGGTACCCGGAGTTGGGACCATCTCTGAGAGTAGCTAAGGAGTTGTTCTATGCTGGGAGTATATGTTCTCTCTACTGGAACACTCTCTTATAGCTCTAACGTGCTCTCTCCTTTAGACTTACGGAGATTGAACCTCTCTCTGTGGGAGATTATATAACTCTTGCAATGTTTTCTCTCTCTCTAGGGAATGGTTCTCTCTGGGGAGATCAATATTTGGTTGTGGGGGAACTCTTCGCTTAGGGTATGGAATGTGTTATTTAGAAACTGGGAGTATTCGCGGCGGGTGGTGGTGAAACTCTAGTTTTGCGGAGAGGGAGCTTAGGGTAGCTTGTGAGTTATGGACCAGCCCTTGAGTCTGTTCCACACGGCACCTGCGACTTCTCTATCTGGATGCCCCTTAGTCGAACGTAAAACCTTATAGTTAATTGTTTCTAATTCGGATGGAGAGATATCTGGTCCATTTCCGTAAGAGAATCTAGGGGCTGTTCTGAGGGAATTCTTGAGACTCTCGAAGTCTGACTTGAGCATCTGTTTAAACTGAGTTATGGGAATATCTGGAGGAAACAACTTTGATCCGCCGGGATGGGGTCCAGT